GCGGTCTACCAGAAGGCAAGGGCCGAGCTTGCACCGGTGCTCAAGGCTTACCACGAAGCCCTGGCGAACCTGCGGGAGGCCTTCGCGGCCGAGGAGAGCCAGAAGGATGCGGCATAGCGGGGGCGATCTGGACTTCACCAACGCGGGCGAGGAAGGCATGGCGCTCGAGCTGCGCTACGCGGAGAAGCGGCTGGCCGACCTGGAACCCCTGATCGAGCCCGCGAAGGACGCGGGCCGGATGACCGAGTTCCGCTACCTGCGGATGGAGCGCGAGCTGGTCCTGGAACTGAAGGCCGCGGTGACGGCCGAGATGTCACGACGCGAGGAAGCCCGTCGCGCTGGCGCGACGGCGAACAAGAGGGCGAGTTGATGGAAGCGAAAAACAAAGGCGTCAAGCACGGCGAGCAGGCGATGAGGGTCCTTGACCACATCATCAACTTCGAGAGGCAGAACGGGCGCACGCCCACGACCAAGGAGATCACGGCCTGGCTCGGCATCCACCCCACGAAGGTCCGCGGCCACCTGCGCACCCTGCGGGCCTACGGACGTATCGAATACGGGTACGGCGTCCCCCTTAAGGTCCTGCCGGTCTCTGACAAGGCCCCGACCATCCGCGAGCTGATGAGCGACAACCACGCCGCGGCGGCCGAGGCCCAGATGGAGATGGGGCGGATCGGGCGATGCCTCTGCAACCGGCGTCTGATCAGCAAGGGCGCGAGCCGATGCAAGATGTGCGAGGCCGACAGCGCCCGGCAGCAGAGGATGGCGTGATGGCGAAGGCTAGTCAGGTCCTGCGAGTCTGCAAGCGCCACGGCTGCTCCAAGCCCTCAGCGCCGCACGTCCGCTCAGGTCCACCCCCAGTCTTCTGCTCTCCGGAGTGCCGTATCCAGCACAACCGCTGGGCCGTCGCCCGCTCTGCGTTCAAGACCTGCGAGGGGTGCGGGGCGCGGGCCTCCAAGATCGAGGGGGTCGGCTGCCTGGAGTGCGCCGCCCGCAACGTCATCCGCTCCGGGAATAAGCCCCCGAAGTGGAGCGAGGAGGAATACGGCACGCTCGATGGCCTGTACGGCCGACACGCCTGGACCATCCAGGCCCGGCTCTACGACGCGAGCGGGGTGCTTCGGACCCAGCAGGCCATCTACCAGAAGGCGAACACCCGCGGCCTGGTGGCCAAGGACAACGCCGATGGCGTCCCGATACCGGAGGTCGCCCGCGAGCTCGGGCTCTCGCTGGGGGCGACGCACGACATGGTCAGGCGGAACAAACTGCGCTCCCACCGCATCGGCCGCTTCCGCTACGTGCTGCTCGAGGACTTCGAGGCCCTGAAGGCCCGGTACGGCCAGCCCCCGGAAGGCTGGATCACCATCGCCCAGATGGCAGACCGACTCGGCATCTACCGGGCCAACTGCCACAAGGCCGCCGCGCGAGGCGCACTTCCGGCCCGCAAGTACGGGAAGGCGTGGTACGTGGACCCCCGCTACGTCGACGCAGTGGAGCGCCACTGGAGGTCGACCGGGGCATATCGACCGGACTGGAAGGCAGCCCGGACGCTGGTCGAGGGCATCGAGGCCTTCCGCGAGGCGAGCGCATGAAGGAAGTTCGCTTCTTCGTCCCAGGAAAGCCTGAGGGCTACGACCGGGACGCCGCCCGAAACGGTGCGACGCCCGAGGAGGTCGAGGAGTGGCGCAAGGCGGTCCGCCTGGCCTACAAGGAGGCCGCCCCGCCGGAACTGTCCGACGGCTCCTTCTGCGGCCTCCTGCTCTTGGTGGTCGAAGCCTTCGGCACCAAGGCCGACGTGGACAACCTCGCCAAGGAGGTCCAGGACGCCCTGAAGGGCTGGGCCTACCGGGACGACGGCCAGGTATTCGGACTGATGGTCGGCGTGCCGATGCGGCAGCTGACCGAGAAGGGCGGCATCAAGAAGCCTGCCGAGGAGCCCGGAGCCGACGTGCTCACGGTCTTCATGGGGCTTCCAGTCGCTTAGACACGCGAGATTACTCAAACTCCGAGCTTGCTAGCTCGGTAGAAAGGAGGCCCGGATGGGCCAGCGATTGGTAAGTTTCGGGGGTGGTGTCCAGTCCGTCTCGATGCTCGTCCTGGCGGCCCAAGGCCGCATCGACTACAGGGACTTCGTCTTCTCGAACGTCGGAGACGACTCGGAATACCCCGAGACGCTGACTTACCTGCACGAGCACGCGATCCCCTACGCCGAGGCGCACGGCCTCACGATCCACGTCGTCCAGCGGTGGAACTCCCGCCGCCAGCAGCACGAGACGCTCTGGGATCGCATCATGCGAGACGGCTCCAACTCCGTCCCGATCCCGGTCTACTTCAAGCCGGACGGGATGCCCGGCGGCCGGGCCTGCACGGGCGAGTTCAAGATCGAGGTCGTTAAGAAGTGGATCCTCGAGCGAGGCGCCACCCCGGAGGACCCCGCCCACGTCGCCATCGGCATCTCGCTCGACGAGTTCCAGCGCATGCGCGACTCGAAGGACGCATTCCAAGTGCTCGACTACCCGCTGATCGACCTGCGGATGACGCGCAACGACTGCCAGCGCGTCATCCGGGAGGCCGGGTTGCCGGTCCCGCCGAAGTCCTCGTGCTTCTTCTGCCCCTTCCACCGCCTCGGTGTCTGGCAAGAGCTGTACGACAAGCACCCGGACCTGTTCGCCAAGTCGGTCTTGCTGGAGCGCACGCTCAACGAGCGCCGAGCGGCCCGCAAGGAAGACCCCGAATGGGTCGCCAAGCGCGAGGCGGCCGGCAAGAAGACGGACATCGACCCGGTGTACCTCACGAAGTACGGCAAGCCGCTGGATCAGGTCGTGACCGGCCAGCACCGCGAGCAGCTCTCGCTGCTCGACGCGCTTGAGACCCAGCGGCACAACTGCGGCCCGTTCGTCTGCGCGACGGACAACGACGCGGCCTAGCGAGCGCGTAGAAGCGTAGAACTCAAGAAAGGAACTGCCATGCCCCGCAAGGTTGATGAGACGCCCAAGGTCGTCGCCGACGAGAAGTCCCGCCACGGCTGCCACGGCTGCGGCCAGTGGATCGCCAAGGGCGAGGAGCACGTCAAGCGAAAGAAAGTCCACGTCTCCGTCGGGCCTTGGCACGCTGGCCAGTGGTCGCATATCAGTCGCTTCACGATGCAGGAGTTTTACCACCTGGCCTGCTGGACGAAGAAGGAGGGCCCCGCCGCCCTGGCGCCGTCCCTGAAGGGCCCTGAGACCGCCAGCCTGGCCCCCTGCCTCGGCGGTTCACGATAACTGCTGGAATCCGGCCAAAGCAAAAGGCCCCCTTTCGGGAGCCCTGCCGGCCGTCATTATCGACGACCCGTGAGCCTTGCGGCTGATCGAGTATACCACGGAGGAACCAATGGACGGACACGAACTGGTCGAGATGACCCCCGAGCAGCGGCTGAACACGATCGTCCACGCCCTGGGCGACGTCAACCGCCGGCTCAACCTGGCCGAGACCCGCGCCCAGTTCGCCGAGGCCAAGGCCACCAGGCTGGAGGAGGCCGCCCGCCGTGTGCTCGAGGCCGAGCAGCCCGGCGACGGCCTGGCGCACTGGCGCCGGCTGCGCGACGCGTTGGGCCTGCCGGTGACGTAGAGATGAGCCTAAGCGTTTACCTCGAAGGCGAGGACGGCGAGGAGCTGTTCAGCGCCAACATCACCCACAACCTCGGGCCGATGGCCGACGCGGCCGGCATCTACAAGGCGGTATGGCGACCGGAAGAGAATGGCTTCGCCTACGCCGGCCAGGTCGCCCCGGTCCTGAAGGCCGGGTTGCTCAAGATGGCGCTGGCCCCCTCGGAGTTCAAGCAGTACGACTCGCCAAACGGCTGGGGCCTCTACAAGCACTTCTTGCCCTGGCTGGCCGAGTACCTCGAGGCCTGCACCAAGCACCCGGATGCCAAGGTCAGCGCCTGCCGCTGATAGCTCACAGGATCAGAATGCACCAGGAGCGACCACAACGGGCGAAACGGATGTGCGGCAACAAGAAGCGCCACCGGAGCGAGATCGCCGCGCGCTACGCCGCCCTGGCCGCCTGGAACAGTTTGAAGACCGAGTTCAACGCCTACCTCTGCCCATTTTGCCGGTTTTGGCACATTGGGAAGCCAGGGCGGCGAGCATAGAGAACCTACCTTATCTGACCCCGAAAGGAGGCGCCATGCTGAAAGCGCCGTTTCCCTGGTTCGGGGGCAAGAGCCGGGCCGCCTCCCTCGTCTGGGAGCGGTTCGGGGACGTCCCCAACTACGTCGAGCCGTTCGCCGGCTCCCTGGCCGTCCTGCTCGCGCGGCCGCACGCGCCTCGGGCCGAGACGGTCAACGACAAAGACGCCTACCTGGCGAACTTCTGGCGGGCCATCGCGGCCGACGCCGAGGCCGTAGCCCACCACGCCGACTGGCCGGTGAACGAAGCCGACCTGCACGCCCGGCACGCCTGGCTCGTCCACGAGGGGCGCCCGATCGTTGACCGCTTGCTCGAAGACCCCGACTTCTACGACGCCCGGATCGCCGGCTGGTGGGTCTGGGGCATCTGCCAGTGGATCGGCTCGGGCTGGTGCGTTTCGCCGGACTGGACTGGCCGCACAAACGCTGGGCGCCGGGCTCGTGGCGTGACCGCCAAGCGTCCGCGCCTGGGCCGTGGCGGCCGAGGCGTTTCGCGCCAGCTCCCCCACCTCGGCGGGGACGGCGGCGCCTACGGCCGGGGCGTTCATGCCAGCGCGGTCGACGTCTCGCAGGGTGGCGTACTGGAGTGGCTGCTGCGGCTGCAGGAACGCTTGCGCTACACGCGAGTGTGCTGCGGCGATTGGTCCCGCGTACTGGGGCCGGCGCCAACCACCTGCATCGGCATCACCGGCGTGCTGCTCGATCCGCCCTACGCGGATACGGCCAGCCGGACCCCCGACCTCTACGCCGAGGACTGCCTGAGCGTGGCTCACGCCGTCCGCGAGTGGGCCATCAAGCACGGCGACGACCCTAAGCTGCGGATCGCGCTGTGCGGCTACGAGGGCGAACACCAGATGCCGGACACCTGGGAGTGCGTCGCATGGAAGGCCCACGGCGGCTACGGCGCCAAGGGCAAGGGCCGGGACAACGCCGGCCGCGAGCGCATCTGGTTCAGCCCCCACTGCCTGCGTCCGCAGCTCGGCCTGTTCGACGGCCTGAGCGCAATGTAATCCCCATTAGCACGAAAGGAGGCCGACCGTGGCCGTTCACATCCTGGATCGAAAGACATTGCAAGAGATTCGACGTTTGGCCTCCTTGAAGGCGGTTGGCGGGTTCACCCCGTATAGCGTGGCCGCTTGGAACTCCCTCGCTCATGCGGCTGACCACTGCGATGCCCTACTGGCACGCAACGAGCAGGAGGCCGAGCAACGCCAGCAGCCTTCCGAGCGCGAATAGCACTAACTACACGACCACGCTTGAAAGATAGAAAGGACGCACCAATGCGCGAATTCACCAAGGACGAACTGCTCGAAATGGGCCTGCCCGAGAACGCCGTCGAGGACCGTATCACCGGCCAGAGCCGCTGGTCCACCGACCACTCCATCGTCTTCAAGGCTGACGACGGCAAGCACTACCGCACCCACTACTCGGAGGGCTCGACCGAGGAGCAGAGCGAGGGGCCGTGGGAGTACGAGGACGTGATCGTCTGCGAGGAGGTCCACCAGGTCGAGAAGGTGGTCAAGGTCTGGGAGTCCGTCGAGGCCACGGCCAGCGCCAATTAACGACCAGCCTGGCGCCCTGGTCCCTGCTGGGGCGCCAGATTCCGACAATTACACGCGCCCGCTTGGCGGGCAGAAGGAGATTCCAGTGAAGAGCCACCGATTGGTTTTCAAGGTGACTGTAGACGTTGATGCAGAGGAAGGGCTTAGCGAAGCCATCGAGACAGCCCACGCGGAGATTCACGACGCCCTGGACGGCTGGGCGGACATCAAGGTCGTTGACATCGACTATGACGGCGAGGTCGCCCCTCGCTCGCGATCCTGATTTGGATGAAAATGTCGAACCGCAAGTGCGGCCCACCCAGGCACCCGCTGTTCACGTTCTGGGGGCGGTATGCTCGCCTTCATAAAGCAAGTCAACGGGTGATGCGGGCTGCGAAGAAGGCTCGTTCTACATAAGAGGCACTATGCAGAGCTACACCGAATGGGGCTGCGGCCACATCTCGCACGCTGGCCCAGCCTCCTGCCCGGTCTGCGAGGCCATCAATCAGCAGCGGAGTCGGGAGATCGCGGACACCCTCGGCTGGATGGAGGCGATGATGCGCCAGCGTGACGAGGCCCTGGCCGACGCCGAACGTTGGCGCAAGGAGGCCGAGCTGCGCCAGGCTCGGGTCAACGACCAGCAGCGCGACCTGGACAACGTTTACGCCGAGCGGGACAAGCTTCACGACGCCATCGCGCGGCACAAGCGGGAATGGGCCGAGTGCAAGCAGCCACCTAACATCTACGACGCCCGGCTCTGGGAGGTCGTTGGTCTCTGGCCCAAGCCCGAGATCGCGACTGACTTCTAGGTCAGGTAAGTACCCTTCCTATCAGGAGGCCCAATGACCCATAAGCAGGCGATGGCCTACTACGGCGCGCACTGGCATGAGATCCGGCGCTCGCCGCTTCCCGAGGCGAAGGCGCTCGTCGCCTTCCGCCAGGGGCCGGTGCCGCCGGACGAAAAGACCGAGTTCCCGCGCCTGGTGGAGGCCTACAAGCAGGCCGCCGAGCGCACAGAATAAAGCTTATCTGGAGGATAGATGCCCAAGTTCAAAATCTACAAAGAGGTCACCTACGAGAAGACCGTCGAGGCTGCCAGCCAGGCCGAAGCCGAGGCGATGGCCGAGGAGCTGAACCCCTGGAACTGCGATGACGAGTTCATCGAGACGGAGGCCGACCAGCTCCGCGAGCAGACGGCCTAGCGCGCAGTTTCTACGGTATCTGCGCTCGCCTGACGGCTTGAGCGCCAACAGAAAGGACAGAGCAATGTTTGTAAGCGAGTTCATGCGCGGCGGAACGCGATCTGCCGAGAAGTGGGTCGTCTTCGAGGTCGGCACCACCGGCCAGGAGCGCATCAAGAAGGAGTCGGACGCGACGAATCGGCTGGTCAAGGAGATTTGCGACCGGTTCGAGGTGGCGAAGGCCGAGATGGGCTTGCCGGAGGTGGGGCAATTCAGCCTGATCACCCGCGGCAGCAAGGTCCACAACATCATCTTCCGGGGCTCAAGCTTCCAGGAGCTGCGCGACAAGTTCCCGATGGTGGACGGCCGCGGCCGCGAGGAAGGGACGATCCGCTTCCGCGACAAGAGCGCGGCGCAGAAGCAGTTCGCCGAGATTATGAAGGGCTGCTCGGGCCTGCCGGACCAGCGCGCCACACTACAAAACGCCCTGCTCCCCGAGCGTGGCGACTGGGACATTGATGCGACGCTCGGCCACCCCGGCCTCTTCAATCTGGACGACGGGCGCGCCGTGCTGACCATCCGGGAGGGCTGGACGACCTGGGTCAAGGCTATCGAGGCCCAGGGCGGCCAGTACATCACCAAGGCCGAATGGCTCCGGCTGAGCGCCCTGCACGAGGAAGAACTCGAAGCCAGCCGGGCCAAGAAGCGAGCGGCCAAGGTCGGATAATGGGACAAATCGAGAGGGCAACCGATGGAAATTAAAGAGAACAAAGACGCGCAGGAGCGCCTCACGCTTGAGACGCTCGACTACGCTATCGCCAAGGCAAAGGAAGTCGGCTCGCTCCGACCCTTCCGCGAGGAGGATCTGACGCTCGAGGAGTGGCACAAGCTCTTCAACGGTCTAGCGATCCTTCAAGAGCACATCGTGCTGCCGCCCGGGGTCGACTAGTGGCCCGACTGAAAGCGCCCAGGGAGAAGGTCCTACCCTGGCTCGACAAGATGACCGCCTATGGAGAAGCCCTGTTGGCCCAGCCCTGGCCGACACCCGAGGACATCAAGCGGGTAGACGTGGCCGTGCACAACTGGTACGACGTGCTCTTCAAGGGCTTGGCGGCCGGTTTTCAGCGCTCGGACCAGGACGAGCTCAACCTCAATATCGTCATCAGCCGGACGGCGATCTCCAACGACAACCCGGTGGAGACAGAAGCGAAGCTGCGCGAGCGCATCACGACCTGGCTTGACATTCTGGAAGAGGCCCGAAGGCTCTGCCGGTGAGAGGTCAAGTCCTGATAATCGGGCTTCTCGCGCCCGTTTAGTATACAGAGTATACAGGCGGGCGTGACCCCGATACGCCGAGCAAGTTGGACACCGCATAAAAGCCGCATGAATGGCGCACAAAGCCGACAGACGGAACCAACCATAGGGCATAATACAGGTATACGAATCTACGAAGGGGGCGAGCATATGGCCAGGTCTGATTGGCGCAATCACAAGCCGGGCAGCGTCGAGGAGTACATCCTGGACCGCCTACCCCTGGGCTTCGCCTTCACGGCATCCAAGTCCATCGGGGGCGAGCGGTTCCTGCACGACCAGGCCCGCGACCACGATGGCCGCTTTACCGGCACGGGCGAGGGCTCGGGCTACCTGCGGTTCTCGGCTTCGCTGGAATCGGCGTTCGGCTCGAGCATCCCGGCCTCGAAGTGGAACGAGGCGAAGGAGACCATCCGCCAGATGACCGGCGGACGCATCCTGGGTCGCCACCTGGTCGAGGCCCTGGAGTTCTACCAGGCCTACGAGGTGAACCAGATGCGCGGCCGCACCCCCGAGATCGCCGCCAGGGAGATGGGCGTGAGCCGGCAGACCTTCGGCGAGTACCGGGACAAAGCCATCAAGATGATGCAGAGCCTGGTCTTTATGGCCGAGGCTCCGATTCCGATCGCGGGGTAGCCATGTCCTCCCCCGCGGTCGAGGCCTACATCTCCCACCTGCAGTTCCGCAACTGCTCGCCCCACACGCTCCGCTCGTACCGGCTCAAGCTGGACACGGCCGAGGCGGCGCTGGGGCGTCCGCTGCTGGAGGTGAGCCGGGAGGAGCTCGAGGCCTTCGTGGCAAGCAAGGCCAAGTCCGGAGTGAAGGGCGCCACGATCCGCGGCTACCAGACGGTGCTCAAGAGCTTCTTCGCCTACTGCCGCAAGCACGAACTGACGGAGAAGGACCCCACGGCCCGCTTCGAGTCCCCCAAGCTCGAGAAGCGGATGCCCATCTACCTGACGAAGAAGCACGTCGAGGCCCTGCTGGGCGCGCTCCGCACGGCCACGGCCATCGACAAGCGCGAGGCGGCCATCATCAAGTGCTTCTACTACACGGGGATGCGCGCCATCGAGCTCGGACGCCTGGACGTGGCGGACGTCGATCTCATCGAACGGCGTATCCGGGTGTTCGGCAAGGGCTCGAAGGAGCGCCTGCTGTTCATCACCGACGAGCTGGCGAAGGCGCTCGATGCGTGGTTGGCCGTTCACCCCACGGGCGCCGGGCCGGTCTTCTGCTCGCTGACGACCACCCCCAGGCGCCTGACCTACGACGCCATCCGGCGCATCGTGGCCCGGGTCATCCACCGGGCTGGGCTCGCCAACCGGAAGTTCAGCCCCCACAAGCTGCGACACACCTTCGCCACCTCGCTCATCAACGGCGGGGTCAGCATCAACGAGATCCAGCTGCTGATGGGCCACTCGTCCATCTCCACGACCCAGATCTACGCCCACACGCAGATCGGGCAGAACACCATCAGCGCGCTCAATCGGGTGCTGTGATGGTCAGGCTGCTGGAGGTGTGGGCCGCCGGCCACCTGATCCGCCTCGCCTGGCTCCTCGAGCACTGGGGCGAGCGGCTGGGGGATGTGGGCTACCGGATGAAGGCGAGGAACCGGGCGCTCTACAGGCCCTGAACCGTAAAAGGCGCATCAATGGCGCACGAAACGGTCACGGACCCGGCAACCATGGGGTATATTTGTAGAAGCGAAACGCTCGGTTGAATGTAAAGCAATCTTAAGCGCCTGTCTCCATTGCGAGGCGGGCGCTTTTTGCTGGCCGGGAAAGGGACGTGCGAATGTGCCGAGGAAGAAGCCACCCGACTGGGGAGCGATCAAGGCCGAGTTCCTAGCCGGCGCCACCGTGGATGCCCTCGTGGAGAAACACGGGGTGAACGATGCAACGCTGAAAAGCCGCATCCACCGCGGGAAGTGGCGCGAGGAACGCGACCAGGTTGCAACCACGGTGCAACAGAAACTCCCCGAGAAAATCGCGGAGGTCATCCTGGAAGAAGCCGGCGAGCTGACCCGCCGGCACTTCCACCTGTGGCAGGCGATGCTGCAGAAGGCGGAGGCGATGCTGGGAGGCACGCGCCGCATCGTGGACAAGGAGGGCGGGGTCTTCGAGGTTCCCGCCATCGACTCGCCAAAGGACCTGAAGGAATGGGCCGGCGCGGTGAAAGCCGCCACCGAGGGCCAGCGCCTGGCGCGCGGGCTGACAGCACCGAAGGAAGGAGGGAAGCCAGATGAGCCAAGCGGCAATGCAAGTGGCGAACCCCTCGACCTCGCAGCCCTCGAAGCCCTGGACCCCGCCGAAGCTGTCCGCCTCTATCGCGATTCGTGCCGCTAGGGCCATCCGCATCAAGCAGGACCGCACCGCCCAGCGCCTGACGATGAAGGCCTGCGCCGCGGACGTGGTGATGTGGGTCAATGACTGGGTCTGGACCTACGACCCCCGCAAGACACCCTCCTCGATGCCCTTCGACCTCTTCCCCCGACAGGAGGAGTTCTTGCGCTGGCTGGAGTACCTCGAGCGCGAGGGCGTCCACGGCGTGGCCGAGAAATCCCGCGACGTGGGCTTCACCTGGCTGTGCGCGGCTTTCGCGGTGCATCGCTGGCTGTTCTTCGGGGCCAAGATCGCCTTCGGCTCCCGCAAGGAAGGCCTGGTCGACCAGCTCGGCAACCCGGATACCATCTTCGCCAAGGTGCGCTTCATCATCGAGCACCTGCCCCTCTGGATGCTGCCGGCGGGCTTCTCCAAGGCTCACGACAACTACCTGCGCCTGCTCAACCCCGTCAACGGCGGGGCCATCACGGGCGAGGGTGGCGACAACATGGGCCGTGGCGGCCGCTCGAGGATCTACTTCGTGGACGAAGCGGCCTTCATCGACCGCCCCCAGAAGGTCGACGCTGCGGTCTCGAACAACTCGGACGTGGTGGTCTCGGTATCGACAGCCAACGGCGAGGGCAACCCCTTCCACACGAAGGTGACCACCTGGCCGGCCGATCGAGTCTTCCGCTTTCACTGGAGGGACGACCCCCGCAAGGATGACGCCTGGTACCAGAAGATGAAGGACACACTGGACCCCGTCACGCTGGCCCAGGAGGTCGATATCGACTATGCGGCGGCGCGCGAGTCCGTCACCATCCCCCGGGCCTGGATCGCCCCGGCGAACGGGCGGGCGCTTTATCCGGAAGAGAAGGGCGCCATTATCCTGGGTTGCGACATCGCCGAGTTCGGCTCGGACAAGAGCGCCGTGGCGGTGCGTGAGGGGCGCAACGTCGTCCACCTCGAGGAGTGGCAGGGCCTGGAGCTCGAGGCCACCAAGAATCGCATCATCGCCATCGCCAAGCAGCAGGCCGAACGGCTGGGCGCAGGGCACCGGCTTTACCTGTTCGTGGACGCCATCGGCGTGGGCGCGGGCGTGGCCTCCGGGCTGCGTGCCTACTTGAACGAGAACACGCACCTGCCCTGGCAGGCGGTCTCGGTCAACGTGCAGGAGGAGAGCCCGGAACCGAGGTGCAGGCGCCTCAAGGACGCGCTCTGGTGGCGAGCCCGCGGCTGGTTCGAGAAGCAGGCCCCGGCGATCAACCCGGAGGTGCGGCGTGAGTGGCGCGACAAGCTGGTCCAGGAGCTTTCCACGCCGGGTTACAAGCTCGATTCGGCCGGCCTCATTCAGATCGAGAGCAAGGACCAGATGGCGAAGCGTGGCGTGCGGTCGCCGAACCTGGCCGATGCGCTCGTGATGACCTTCCGCTGGGAGGCGATGAAGCCCGAGGCCGAGCCGCGTGGGCGCCAGGGCTGGCGCGATTCGTGGAGCGGTGCTGGCGATGATTGGTCGGTGACGTGATGGACGGGATGATGGACGAACAGAACGAAGCCCCGGTCGAGCATGGCGCCGTCAAGGCCCAGGAGAGCGCGCCCGATCCTGCCCTCGCGCCCCGGCTCTGCGCGCAGTTCAGCGAAGCCAGACGCGCGCTCGCGCCGTGCTACGCCGAGGCCCGCGAGGACTGGGACTTCTACGACGGCCACCAGTGGACCCGCGAGCAGATCGAGGAGCTCAAGAGCCAGGGCCGCCCGCCGATCGTGATCAACCAGATCTCCAAGGCGACCGACAACGTCTCGGGTCGCGAGCGCCAGGGCCGCTTCGACTGGAAGGTCAACCCGCGCGGCGCCAGTGACGTGCAGGCCGCCCACGCGATGACCGAGGCGCTCAAGTACGTGGCCGACCAGACCAAGGCCCGCTACGTGATCTCCGAGGCCTTCGAACACGCCCTGAAAGGCCCGATGGGCTGGCTGCGGGTCGGCTACGACGACTCCAAGCTGGTCGGCGACTGCATCGAGCTCGAGGCGGTGCCCTACGAGGAGATGCTGTTCGACCCCTACTCGCGCAAGTGGGATTTCTCGGATGTGCGCTACGTGATCCGCCGGCGAAAGATGAGCCCCGAGGACGCCAAGAGCCAGTACGCAGGGGGCGACCCTGCCAAGGAGGCCCTGATCGACCGGGCCGCTCGCCCCGACGCGCTCGACGCCGAGCACCAGCAGGATCTGATCGGCGACTACGACAACCGCGACGACGGCACGACCGGCAAGGGTTTCGTCTCCGACGCGCCGCTCGGCGAGGGGGATGCGCGGCGCGTCGAGGTGCGCGAGCACTGGTTCTTCGAACACAAGACCGTCACGCTGATGGAGATGGAGGACGGCGAGCTGGTCGAGCCCGAGCACGACGCGCACGCCTACGCGCTCGCGACGATGGGCGGCCAGATGGTCGAGAAGACCCGGAAGGTCTGGAAGGTGGCGATCATGGTCGGCGGGGCGATCCTCTCGCTCGAGGAGTCGATCTACCCCTGGGAGGGCTCGCCCTTCGTGCCGGTCTGGTGCAAGCGCGACCGCCTGGGGATGCCCCACGGCCTGATCCGGATCATGAAGTGGCCGCAGCGCGAGCTGAACGTCAACCGCTCCCGCGCCAACGAGAGCCAGCGCAGCCGCTGGGCCATCGTGCGCGAGGGCGCGCTGAACCCCGGCAAGCTGCTGAAGCTGACCCGCGACCTCGCCCGCTCGTTCTTCGTGGCCGAGGTGCCGAGCCCCGCGGACATCCAGGTCGGCTCTGACAAGGCGGATCTGCCCGGCTACATGAACCTGATGGAGACCTCCCGGCGCGAGATCGACGACGTGGTGGGCAACAACGAGGCAGCCTACGGCGACAAGTCGAACGAGCAATCGGGCAAGGCCATCGACCGCCGCGTGATGCAGCAATCGCTCAACCTCGCCAAGGTCTTCGACAACCTGGGCGCGGCCCGCGAGGTAATGGGCGAGTACCTGCTGGCGCTGATGCAGCGCTACTACAAGCCCGCCAAGCTCGCCCGCATCATCGAGGCCCAGGCGATCAAGGTCGGGGCTGCTCAGTCCCTCGACTGGCTGGGGGAGGCATTCGCCAACCCGATCACCCAGCTGCGCTTCGACGTGGAGGTCTCGGACGTGGGCGAGTCGGACACCGAGCGCCAGGCCGAGATGCAGCAGCGCATCGAGCTGATGGCCTACGTGCCCGACCAGTTGAAGCCCTTGTTCCTGCCCGACCTGATCCGGAGCTCGGACTGGGCTGGCGCCGACGAGATGGCCGCCAAGCTCGAGCAGGCCCTGCAACCGCCCCCGATGACCGTCCAGGGGGTGCCGCCTGGCCCGATGCCTCAACCGACTCTCGCCCCGCCTGGGATGGTTCCCGGCGGGGTTCCGTCTTCTGGGCCGCCGGAATCGCTACCGCTGGACCAGATGGGAGGGGCCTTCTAGGCCCGGTGAGCGGGGTTCGATTCCCCGCCTCCCGCTTCGACTGACGACCGCCCAAGTGGCCTACCACGAGGAGGTGATCGGTCTACCGCCGGGCTCATCCCCCGGCACCTCATCCCACCCGCCCCGCGCCATTCGGCCGGGGCTTTTCTCTTGCCCTTCACAGCCTGGCCGGTGGCACCCGGCGAGGGGCCAGAGCGCCCCCACCCACTCGCGCCGCGGAGGACAGCGGCAGGAGGACACCCATGTCTGATCTCTACGCAGGGCTGGAAGCCGGTTCCCTTGAGGCGCTCGGCGCCGATTACCCGGAGGTCGACCTGACGCCCGCGGCGACGGTCGATGATTCCACGCCCACCCACGAGGAAGCGGTCCCCACTCCCGAGGGCGAGGAGCCCTCGACCGGCGACTCGGTGGACGAGCAAGGCGACCCCCAGCAGCAGGCCAATGTGCCCGGCGGCAAGCCCGCCGAGGCGTTCAGGGCCTACCGACAGGAGATCGCCACGCTCAAGCAGCAGCTTGACCAGTTCAAGCAGCAGCAGGCGATGCAGCAGCAGCTCGCCGAGCAAGCCCGCATCCAGGAGGAGCTCGCCGAGCTGGCGACCTACGACCCGGAGCAGGCCTCGGCCCGGCTGCAGCAGTACCAGCAGATGGTCGCCACTCGCGCTCAGCAGCAGCTCGTCGAGACCCGCGTCAACCTCTCGGAGTCCTACGCCCGCCAGAAGTACGCGGACTACGACGCCGTGATCGACGCGGTCAAGGCCCTCGGTCCTGCGGTCAACTTGCAGGCGTTCCTGGCGGAGCCGGATCCCGCCGAGGCCGCCTACCAGTTCGGCCGCCGGCTGATGGGTCCCTCTCCCGAGCAGACCGCCGCGCAGCAACAGGCCATCGCCCATCGCCTCACGCCCCAGAAACCCACCGCCCCCAAGCACGTCGGCGCGATCCCGGCTGCGGCCCACGCCCAGCCCGACCCGGATCTGGACGGCTACACCGGGATCTCGAGCCAGAAGCTGGCCGCGATGAGCCCGGAGCAGCTCGACAGCTGGTACAAGCGCGCCCTCGGCGGCTAGGGGCATTCTCGCGCCTTGCGCGCAGGAGGCTAGACAATGGCTACCACCCAGGTTCTCACCGGTTCGAATCTGAACCCCACCCGCGTCCAGGAGCGTCTGATCTCCACGATCGCGGAGCGCCAGAACCCCTTCGCCCCCCTGATCGGCACCTCGTCCGACTCCGTGATCCAGATGATCACCGACCTGCAGAAGCAGGCCGGTGACACCGTCAAGGTCAACCTGCGCGCCAAGCTCGCGGGCCTTGGCGTCGACGGCGACTCGACGCTCGAGGGCAACGAGGAGGCGATGTCCTTCTACCAGGACACGGTCAAGATCGACCAGAAGCGCCACGCCGTGCGCCTGGACGGCCAGATGACCGAGCAGCGCTCGGCGCTCAAGTTGCGTTCCGAGGCCGGCCCCGCGCTCGCCGTCTGGGGCCGCGAGATCAGCACCGAGTTCCTCGCCTACGCGCTCTCGGGCGCCCGCGGCGTGCGCACCGGCGATCTGATCCTGCCGACGACCTACACCGGTCACGCCGGCAACACGCTGACCGCGCCCGACTCCGGCCACCAGCTGATCGCGGGCGCGGGCACCAAGGCGGGCCTGACGGCCTCCGATAAGATGTCGACGGCGGTCCTTGATCTGGCGGTGCGCAAGATCAAGCTGCTGATCAACAACGGCGCGGCGATGCGCCCGGTGATGATCAACGGCCAGAAGTACTTCCACTGCTTCCTGACCCCCGAGCAGGAGTATGATCTGCGCCAGGACTCGGCCTGGAAGACCGCCCAGCAGAACGCGGCCGAGCGCGGCGGGGACAACCCGCTGTTCACCGGCGCGCTCGGCATCTGGAACGGCCTGGTCCTGCGCACGCTGGACTGCGGCGTGCTGTTCAGCGACTACGGCGCGGGCGCCAACGTCGGCGCGGCTCGTGCCCTGATCCTCGGCGCGCAGGCCGGCGCCATCGCCTTCGGCGGCGTGGGCGGCACCACGGATGGCGGCGGGCGCTGGAAGTACACCGAGAAGCAGTTCGACTACGACAACCAGGTCGGCTTCGCGGTCAAGACCATCGTCGGCGCCAAGAAGCTGAACTTCAACGGCAAGGACTTCGGCGCCTTCACAGTTGATACCGCCTACACCGCCTAGCCCCCAAAGGCCCCCGATCCTCGCGGTCGGGGGCCGCCTGCTTTGAGGAGCAAATCAGATGCCTACCTACCAGCCCCGCAAGGTTGCGGACTCGCCCGTCATCAACGCGATTCGCGTTCCCGTCGTCTTCGGCGCCAACGGCTCCACCACCACGGCCACCGCCCAGATCCCCGCCAACTCGGTGGTGCTCTCGACCTACATCGCGATCACGACCGCCTTCAACGCCGCGACCACCAACACCCTCAAGGTCGGCGACGGCACCACGGCCAACCTGTTCGCCGACACCGGCGACTCGACCCCCGGCACGGTCGGCGGCTACGCCAAGGCCAGCGGCCGGATGGTCACGGCCGATTCGCCCGTGGTCGTCACCTACAACCAGTCCGGCACGGCCGCGACGGCCGGCGCCGCCGAGGTCGTGATCACCTACTACCCCCTGGCGTCCTAGAAAGCAAACACCCCATCCCTGGCCCCTGGCGTCTCGCTGGGGGCCTCTGATTCGTTTCGGAGGTCCACCCGTGCCCCTCGTTCGCTACACCGGCCCCCAGGCCCTCCTGACGCTGCACGTCACGCAACCGGCGCTCGAGCTTCCCCAGGGCGAGCCCGTCGAGGTGGGCGCGGGCCTCTTGCCCACCCTGCTCGCGGTGCCCCACATCAGCGAGGCCGAGCCCGCTCCCAAGAAGCCCAAGAAGGAGGCCTAGCCCGTGGCCCAGAACTTCAAGACCGTCAAGACCTACGCCGCCCAGGCTTCTGCCGACGCCCAGCCCAGCGCCGTCGCCAGCTTCACCGATCTCGAGGGCCTCGATACGATGGCCCCGCGCGGCCGCATCTCGCGCCTGGTTGAGCTGCGCCTGGACTCGGCCTCGGTCGGCGGCACGGCCAACCCCACGGCCGTGACCTTCGACATCTACCGCTGGAACCGCCTGGACTCGACCCGCGACTTCCTCGGCAGCTGGACCATCGCGGCTTCCGACATCACGGCGGGCAAGGTGATGCCCTACGTCGTCGGCGAGGCCTACACGCATTACATCACGGTCGCCCTGGCCTCCTTCACCGGCGGCACGTCCCCGACCTTCACGGGCGCCGTGCAAGCCCGCGCGGTGGAGTAAGCCCATGCTGTTCTCCCGGCTCAGTTCCCGGCGCGTGAGCCGGATCAACGCCACCCCCGGCAACCCCACCTTCTCCCGCCCCTCCGCCGCGAACGACCCCTACACGGGGGCTTCCGTGGCTTCCGGCGCGCCCCGCTTCCCGGGCATCGCCGGGAGCGTGGGGGTGATGGTGGAGGAGGGGACGACGAACCTGGTCCTGTGGTCGCAGGACTTCATAAATGGCTTCTGGATCAAGTCGGGCACCACCCTGACGACCGGACTCGCGGCGCCGGATGGGACGCCAACCGCCACCGGGTTCAGCTTCGCCTCGGGCTCCAATTTCATCTATCAGAACGTCAACGTGACGGCCGGAACGACTTACACCTTCTCGTTCTTCGCCAAGAACAACGGCGGGACCGGCTCGTTTCACGCCGTCTACAACAACACCGGCGCGGCCTTCATCACGGGCCCTACGGACTTCTCGGCGCAGATCAACGCCGCTGCATGGTCGCGTGTCTCGGTCACATTCACCGCCCCGGCCGGTTGCACGCAGGTCCGCGTGTATCTGACCGCAAACTCGGCCGCGACGGCCAACTTCATCGTGTGGGGCGCCCAGCTAGAGGCCAAGGCGTACCTCACGGCCCATATCCCCACCACCTCGGCCACCGCCACCCGCTCCCCCGAGACCCTGACCATCCCCACGGCCAACGTGCTGAACCCGAGCCAGGGGACGATCATCGTGCGGGCGTATGTGGACGGGGATATCCTCAAAACCAACCCGTCCGCCGCGCACTACATCTTCTACTACGGCGGCAACCCGTGGAACCGCGTCATCGCCCGGTTTGATACGGGCGGGACGATCCTCGCGGGCACGGTCAACGGGTCCGGCACGGCCACCGTCGTCAACGCGCCGCTGCCCCTCTCGAGGGGCTGGCACACGATTGGCCTGCGCTGGTCGGTCTCCGGCGTCGCCATCTTCGTGGACGGGGTCAAGAAGGACTCCAAGCCCAGCGGCACGCCGCCCGACGTGGCGGGTTCGACGCTGTATCTGGGCTGCGACGACGCGGGCACTACCCAGCTCGGCCAGCCCATCGACGCCCTCCGCATCTCCTCAGTGGCCATCTCCGACGCCGAGATGGCCCAGGCGACGGCGGGCATCCTTGCCAACGTCCGCGGCCAGACCTACGCCCTCGACTTCGATTCCACACTCCAGCAGTACGGCCGGCCCCTCACGCTGCCCGACCGCTTCGCCCTCGGGCTCTTGTAGGAGGCACCGATGACCCTGACCGAACTGCTCGCCCAGTGCCGGGTCTTCCTGCAAGACCCATCTGCCACCCGCTGGAGCGACGCCGAGCTGACCCAGTGGCTCAACGAGGCCCAGGACGACTTCGCCGACCGCACCAAGGTCAACCGCACCACGGCGACCCTCTCGGTGGCCGCCACGACCCCGGCGAACGCGTTCTACACGCTGCCCGCGGACCTGCTCTCGCTGGAGCGGGTCACGCGCAACGGCGAGGCGCTGGATCTCACCTCGATCGAGTCCTTCTTCTGGGAGGGCTGGGAGGCCGAGACCGGCACGCCTTACCAGTACATCTACGGCCCCTACGGCTTCTACGCCCTGCGGGTCTATCCCTACCCGGCCGCGCCGGCCTCGCTGACGGCCTACTACGCCAAGCAGCTGCCCAGGCTCTCGAGCGGGACCGACTCCCCCTCGCCCATCCCCGCGCCCTACCACATCGCGCTGGTCCACTACGCGCTCGCCAAGGCCTACGCCAAGGACTTCGAGTACAAGGAGCCGGTCAAGGTGCAGGACCACGGCGCGCAGTATGCCGACTACGTGACCCGCTGCGTCGGCAACATGCCCTCCGGCTCGCTGACCATCCCCTACCGCCACCTGTGAGGTTCCAATGCCCAAGCCCTTCGAAGTATCGGTCGGCCCCTTCCTGAAGGGCATGAACACGCTGCTCTCGCCCCACCTGGTGCCCCCCGACGAGGCGCAGTACGCCTCCAATATCGACGTGTCGGCCGGGACGCTCCGGGCCATCTACAAGGCGGCCCCAGTCTCCGCCCTCGCCGCCGCCGCCTACCGCAGCCTGCACTACATGGCCGACGGGACCTGGAAGGGCACCACGGGGTTCGACGCCTACGTCGACGCCCCCGACGCCTCTGGCAACCGCGTCACCTACTACACGGACGTGAGCGGTGGCTACCAGGTCCGCCAGATGCTCTCCAACGGCAAGGCTTACAAGCTCGGCCTTGCTGCCCCCGCGGGCTCCCCTGCCGTCTCGGGCGGGTCCGGCGGCGCGTGCTTCTACGCGATCACCTTCTACGACCCCGACACCGGCCAGGAGTCCAACCCGCAGTTCGTCGCGGGCTCAGCCGCTGGCCCCACGGGCGCCGCGCTCTCGGCCATTCCGACCTATAGCACCACCGGCGACACGAACCGCACGAACGTCCAGCGGCGCATCTACCGCACGGAGGCCGGCGCGAGTACGTTCTTCTACTACGTCGGCGCCATCGCCAACAACACGACCACGACCTACACGGACTCCGGCTCGAGCCTGAACAAGCAGGCGCCGCTGAACTGGGCCTCGGGCGGCAACCTCTCGAACACGGTCTACCCGCTCGACCACGCCGAGGCGCCCCTGCTGACCTGCCTGGCGGATTCGTTCTACCTGCCCGGCGGCGTCCAGGGCTCGGGCGGCCTGGGCATCCTGTTCGGCGCGACGAACAACGTGCTGCGCTGGAGTTCGAAGGACTCGCCCGGCTACTGGCCCTCCGTGAACCAGTACCGCGTCAACGCGCCCGGCATCAACGCCATCGTGATCAGCGGGCCGCAGGCCTTCCTGTTCTGCGAGAACGACGTCTTCGCGGTGACGGGCTCGGACGAGACCTCCCTGACCATCGCGCGCACGAACGCGCCCTACGGCGTCAAGTACGTCCACCAGAACACCGTCGCCCGCACGCCCTACGGGATCGTCTTCCTCTCCCGCGAGGGGCTCGCGCTCTTCGACGGCTCGAACGTCCAGATCCTCTCGCGCGGCCTGCTCGACCAGGCCACCCTGAAATCCTACGACGCGTTCGGCTGGGCCAGCGGCCAGTACGTCGACGGCTACTATTACCTGCACTTCGGCAACACGACCGACGGATCCGCCGGGCTGCGCTTCGACCTGCGGGACCTCTCGAGCGTCAAGATGATCGTGGTCGAGTCCTTCTCCGCCTGCACGCTGACCAGCTACCCCGACCAGGCCGGCGCGCTCTACGTCGTGAACGAGACCGGCGCCGTCAAGCGCATCCGGCCCTCCGACGGCGGGGCGAGCGGCGCCGAGAAGGCGGTCTGGGGCTGGATCAGCGGGGCGATCAAGGCGGGCAACTCGCTGCACCAGGTCCGGCCGGGCCGCTTCATCCTCGACGCGACCGGGACCGTCTCCGTGCAGTTCACGAAGGACTCGGATTCCTCGCCGTTCTGGACGACATCCGCGTCCGGCCGCTTCCCGATCGTCTCGGCAACCCACCTCTACGTGACCATCCAGTCGTCTGACGGGACCGGCGAGGTGCGCGGATTCCGCATCACGGGGGACGTGACCGATGGCACTTAACCTCCGTAAGTACGTCTCGACCCTCTGGCAGAACCTGCCCTTCGGCAAGGAGCGCGACGCCTTCCAGGAGCTCGACCGCCACATCCAGGCCCTTGCGAAGGACGTGGC